CATCAGTGATTACAGAGATGCAGACATCAAGGCTGCCTCAGAAGCTATGGCTTCCGTAGGCATCAAGGGCATCAAGTATCTGGATGGCACTAGCAGAAAAGCTGGCGAAGGCACATACAACTACGTGATCTTCGATGGCAAGGACATCACCATCAAGGAGGAGAACGGAAGGAAGGTGGCTACGGCATCCTTCTCCATCACTCCAGCCCAAGACGCTGACTACCTAGCAGCGGTTGAGGCAGGTGACACCACCAAGGCACAGGCTATGGTGGACGAGGCTGCTAAGGCGGCTGGGTATGAAACGGAGGCATGGCACGGAAGCTCTGCATACGATGGTTCTTCAAAGAAAAAGTCTGGATTGATTTTTGATGTGTTCAATGTTAGGGAGCTTGGTTTTCATTTTGGCACAGAGGAACAAGCCAGAGAGAGGTCTGGAACAAAGTCTGGACTTAAAGGAATGCAGAAGGTTTTCCTTAAGAGTCCAATGGGTGCTACTGTTGACACATTTAACTTTTCAAAAGAGAGGTCTCGGCAAATTCTTTTCGCTGCCAGACTAGACCCTAACTCATACTTTACAGATCAAGACACCATATCTCAACTTCCAGATGCAGAGGTGGAGAGGAGGCATCAAATACTGGTTAATAAAGTTCCCAATTTTCCATCGCGTGTTGCAACCGACAAAGGGGTTTCCATACAGGAAAAGAATAAGCAAACCGATGCAGAGATAAAAGCATTGGATGATTTTATTAAAACAGATGAAGATGCTGCCGAATTGATAAGATCTTTTGGTGTTGAAACATTAGTTTATGGTAACAGGGTTGAGGGTGATAAAGTGGAGGTTAGTTATGTTGCGTTATCGCCAGAGGGAATCAAGTCAGCCGATCCCGTAACCTACGACTCAGACGGCAACGTGATCCCACTGAGCCAGAGGTTCGATGCTGGCAGGGATGAGATAAGTTTTTCCATTGCAGAGGCAAAGCAGTCTGGACACATGGAAAACTTTCTGGAGACTACTGGCGATAAATCTATTGATGCTAAGACAAGCTATGTTCAGTTAATGTCTCCAGACCAGTATCTCAAGGAGGCGTGGGAGGCTACTGATGGTCGCCTTGGTGGCAGTTATGAAAGTTGGTTGAAGTCCAATCGGCTAGAAGACGAGGGTAGAAAAGAGTATGCCAAGGCAATGGGCAAGGGTGATAAATTTCCCTTGCCATATATAGATAAGTATAAAGGCTCTCAAGATGGCAGAAATAGAGCGTTAGCCGCAAAGGATGCTGGGATTGATAAGATACCAGTCGTTATAATAACGACACCATCAGTAGAAGTTCAGATTAAGGATTTGAGATCTGAATTAGAAGCCACTACATCAGCCTATGGTAAGTCCCGCATTCAAGGGAAAATAAACAATTTGGTTAATGAGCAAACATCCTTCTCACTAGCCCCAGCAGAGGACTCAGTGATGGAGAAGATCAACGCCCTCATGCGTGACCCAGACTCCCGTATAGAGATATTCAAGGACATGGCTAGTCGTCTGCGTAAGGTGCGTGAGCGTATCTACAAGAAGCAGATCGCCTACGGTGGTGTCACTGCCGAGTCCATGCGCGAGGCTGAGAGGAACATGGACGAGCGTGAGTTCATCATCGCCAGCGTGGCACAGATTGAGGCTATCTCTAAGGTGCTACCACCAGAGATCCGCAGCAAGCTAGGCACGATGAAGAAGATGTCAGAGTTCAAGACTGGCAAGGGAATATCAAAGTATGTAGCCAGCAGACTAGACAAGGTTGATACCGCGCTGGAGAACTATTTACGTAAGGAGTTACGTGCTGATGTAAGCAAGCTCATTAAGAGTAGCCAACCTAAAAGCAAGCAGAAGGCATCCGACACTGGTCAAAGTGTGCTGGGTGCTGTTGGTCACCGCATAGCCGAGGCTGCAAGTAAGGCTGTCAAGATGTCACCAGACGAGGCTGGACTGGCAGCGCAGCAGGAGCGCGTCAAGTTAGATAAGATCGAAGAGCCAACAGTGGACGAGATCCAAGAGCATGAGGACGTGGCATACGTCTACGAGATGTTTGCCGACATCACTAACGCCGACTCTAACAGGCTAACGATGATGAAGAGACTCATGCAGACCAACTGGGACGAGGGTCGCAGTGAGTGGAGGTCTGTCCTTAGTGAGCGTAAGGCTTGGAAGGAGGGAAAGATCACCAACATACTAACTGGCTTGAACAAGCTATTTAAGTCTCAAGGTGAAACCAATACCGCGAATGAGCAGGAGGCAGTGGCTAAGTCATTCGCCCGTGAGCTTGTTAGTTTCTATCAGATCACTGACATGCTCCGTGAAGACATGCAGGGTGGTGAAGGTTCAACTATCAAGGAGATGGCAGATGATTTCCGCAGAGCTTCTAACGCTTTTGAGTGGGAGCAACTCCAACACAAGGAAGAAATGAAGAAGGTGTTCTCTAACATCTTCGGCATCAAGGGTGCTAACAAGACTGCCAGAGTGCAAGCCAGACTTAACGCTCTAGCTAAAAGTGTAGAGTGGGGCAGTAAGGTTACCATCAGCACGATGTATAACTACAAGGTTGCAGCCAATGCGGCAGAGTTAGACCAAGCATACCAGCAGCTTCAAGCAGACCCAGAACTGGACAGGGTAGACATTAGAGACAAGAACATATCTAGGGATGAGTTCAACCAGATGTATATTGAATACCAGAATCAAATAGCAGAGGGCTTCTCTCCTACTGGCAAAAAACTTTTCAGACACACCATTGAACGCAACACTGGCGACAGGGTAAGTGTTGGCAAGATGTCTCAGTTAGATTTACTAAAAGACTGGCTCGCCGTCCAACAGTTAGACCTTAAGGATAAGTATGACAAGACTGGTCACGATGAGCAGTATCGTGAGGAGGTAGACGAGGCTCTTGACGATGACGTTAAGGAGCTTGGCTTGTGGATGCAAGGTAAGCTGCGTGAGATGACACCAGAGACCGAGTCACTTCACAGGAGCGAGTATGGTCTGGCTATGGCTACCGTTGAGAACTATTTCCCTGCCGTGTTTGAACACGTTGGGAAGCCAGAGACGAGCTTACAGATGGACGGCATAGAGATTGCTGGTGTAAGCAAGCGACCATCGGCACACAAGATGCGTACCAATCACAACGCTCGTCCCAAGAGACAGAACTCCGTGAACGTGTTTAACCACCACATCATGCAGAACGCATTCTGGAAAACTCATGCAGAGGTTCTGCGTAAGTGGGCTGGGGTATTGCGCGACAAGGATGTGCAAGACGGAATACTCAGAGCCAAGGGTGACGGCTTCCTTAAGAACATGAACAAGTGGCTTGAGAACATTGAGACTCAAGGTGCTGCTGTAGCTCAAGCCCAGATAGAATCTGACAGGGTGTGGAGATCCATAGGTAAGGGCATGGCACTTGGCGTGCTTGGCTTGAAACTGTCCACTATCATGAAGAACCTCGCTGCTGGATTCAATGTGGCACTGGGTGTTGAGGCTAAATATTTAATAAAGGGTTTGAGACCAGAGCTATTTGCTGAAGCCAAGGAGGTTTACAACTCTGAGACATTCCAGCGCAGATTCAAGATGGGTGCGACCGTAGCAACTAGGTATGCACTCCAAGGGGGCAAGGCTGGAAACCTAACATTCTCCACTAGCGAGAGGTTAGCCGAGAAGGGTATCCAAGGTATTAACATCGCTGATACGGGGTCTAACATGACAATGGCATTAGCTTACACAGCTAAGATCAGAGAGTTGAGGGCTAACGATGTGTCAGAGGCTGATGCTAAAGCTCAAGCACTAGACTATGTCGATGATCTCATGGCTAGATTTGCCCAGCCAACAGACAGACTTAGTAAGTCTCTAGCAGAAAACACAAGGATGCCACAGGCTCAGTTCCTTGTGATGTTCCAGTCAGAGGTGAGAAAGATGATGGCTATCAATGCAATGGCTATCAGAAAGCTACTAACTGGTAAAGGTGTTCAGAGTAAGTCACTGGCAGCACAACAACTTATCGTTCAAGTGGTTATAGTTAATAGCTTCATCCACGCAGTAGGAGCATTGTATGGTGCTATGTTTAGAGGCTTCGGTGAGGGTGACGATGCAGAGGAGAAGTTCATCGAAGATCTAACTGATGGCAAGAAACTAATAGCGAACATCTTTGCTGACTCAATGTCTGGTGTCCCTGTAGCTGGCGAGGCGTGGGCAATGGCAGTTCGATATGGTTTTGATCAAGATGTATTCTCATCAACTAGTAACCCACTGGTTAGATCAATGACTGGTTCAAAGCAGTTACTAACTGTAGCTGGCAAGTGGGAAGATAAGTCTGCTAGTGAGAATGCCGACACAGTAATGCGTGGCATACAGGGTCTTGCTGCCGTAGCACCACAGACAGCGGTGCTGTCACAGGCAGCTAACATTGGCAGGGACGCTATGGGGTTCTGGAATAATGCTCTCTCTAAAGGACTCAACAAGGAAGACACATTTAATATTTACGAGAAGCGCATCAAAAAGGTTACGTCATACGTTCACGCTGATACCAAGGATGAGATGAAGAAAGCCAAAGATGAGAAGGATAGGAGAATGATCCGATCCATTGATAGTCAAAGGCGAGAGGAGATCATCAGCAGATCCCGTGAGATAATCCTAGAGATGAAGCCAGAAGATCGCAAAGAGTTCCTAAAGCAGCAAAAGGATAGCGAGAAGGGTATCCAAAAATATCTGATACGAGAGTTGAAGATTGACTAACAGATCCATTTAATCCATACTAACCAAGCCAACTAACATGTCCATATCCACCACAACCAGCAGTGTTACCTACGCGGGTAACGCCTCAACAGTAACACCTTATCCGATACCCTTCAAGTATCTCACAGACGCTGATGTCAGTGTGTATTTTGATGGTGTGCTACAGACGCTGGGTGCAGGGCAAGACTACACGATCACAGGGTCTGGACTAGACCTCACTGGATCTATCGTCACCACCGTAGCACAAGCTGACACCGTGGTAGTGGGTGTGTATCTAGACATCGCTCTGGATCAACCAGTCTCGCTACAGGAGACAGGCTCGCTACCCGCCAAGACGATCGAGGTAGAGGGCTTCGATCGTCTCAACATGCAGGTGCGTAGAGTGTGGCGCAAGCTACAGGACGTGCTGACATTTTCCACGGACGAGGGTGGCACTGGATCACAGGGAACGGCAGACAACCTGCTTGGCTTTGATGGCACAGGCGACCTTACCGAGATCCCTAATACGACTTTCGCACAGACAGCTAACGACCTGTCAGATCTGAATGACGCAGCCACGGCACGGACTAACCTTAACGTGGACGTAGCTGGCACAGACAACTCTACTGATGTAACCCTCTCTGGCACAGGCACTCAAGCATCGCTTGTTGGTCAAGCACTGACCATCAACAAGATAACTGCTGGTGACTTAAACTCAGAGTCGGCTACTGTTGGACAGGTTCTGCAATCAGACGGCGATACCACATGCTCCTTCATTGATCTTGTCGGTGGAGGCAACGCCCAGACAGCTAACCCACTCTCGCAGTTTGCAGCAACTACTTCAGCACAACTGGCTGGAGTTATCTCAGACGAGACAGGCACGGGTGCGCTAGTGTTCGCCACTAGCCCCACGCTCGTCACTCCCGATCTTGGCACGCCATCGGCAGTAGATTTAACTAACGCGACCAACACCCCACTTCCTGCCTCTGACTCCATCACCTACGACATGATCCAAGATGTCGCTACTAACAACATCCTTGGTCGCAGCACAGGAGGCACTGGCACGGTCGAGGAGATCACATGCACACTTGCTGGCAGGAATCTGCTTGATGATGCTAACGCAAGCGCACAACGCACCACGCTTGGCGTGGCTATCGGCTCAGATGTCCAAGCATACAGCAGTGTGCTGGACGATATCGTTACGCTGCCATCTGTTACAGGCACAGCAACCTTTACCAACTCAACTAACAACATCAGCCTCACGGGTATCGGCAGTATTACTGGACTAGCTGACGGTGATGTCATTGAGGTGACTGGATCTGCCAGTAACGATGATGTATACACTGTTGAGGGCATAACCGACACAGGCAACGTCATAGTTAACGCAGAACACGCTGGCGGCACAACGAGCAAGTCACTGACTGACGAGACCATAGCAGTGACAGTCACGCTGGTGTGCAAGGCTAAGAACGCACCACTAGGATACGGACAGGGCTGGGCTGATGTTACCAGAACAGCGCAATTCACTGAATATACAAACAGCACTGGAAGGTCTATCGTATACGCCATAAGAGCGATTTCGAGCGGGGCTACTGGAGCTATCCAATTAACCGTGGATGGATTCATGGTGGACATTTCTCAAACGGCTGGCACAGGCTATAACGTGTCAGTCCAAGGCGTTATACCCAATGGCTCAACTTACGAGGAATCCTACAGCGCAATCAACGTCATTCACCACCAAAGACAACTTAGATAAAATTTATGAGTCAGAGAATATACATCAACCCGCAAGGCAAACGCTACGGGATACTAGCCAACCAAGATAACCTTATCCAAGGTGACTGGGTTGAATGCCAGAAGAAGCAAGACGGCACGTATGCCGACAACTATAACCTAGACGGCACACCCGCCCCAGACGATGAGCCTACGGTTGAGGAAGTAAAGGTTGAGGCTGGCAGGCGCATCCTTGAAGTCTGTCCAGAGTGGAAGCAGCGCAACCACATTGCCACGGACTTAACCTACACCAAGATCATTCAAGCGGGTGGCTCACTTACTGCTGAACAAGAGGAGTCACGTGCGGCTATCGAATCCGTGTGGGCGGCAGTCCAGACCCTCAGATATAAATCAAACGAGATAGAGACAATGTCTCCTATCCCCCAAGACTTTACCAACGACTCTTACTGGGTCTAACTAAAACAAAAACATGAAAAGCATATTCAAATCCAAAACCGCCGCACTGGCATTCATTACCACCGTCTCTGGTGCTGTGTCCTTCTTCGTCCCAGCAGTGGGTGAGTGGGTAGCAAACTCCTCAGACATCATCCTGTCTGTGTTAGGTGTCGTAGGGTTCGCTCTACGCCTAGCCACAAGCAGCAAGGTAACTCTGTTCCCGTCTGCTGAGTGAGCGCATTCAAGGCACTAATGTTGGCGGCATCGGCATACATGCGGGTGCTGCCATTGATCCACCTACGTAGATTATATAATGACAAAGACTTTTTCGAGGATGAGATATTTGAGCTTGCCAATAGCGGCACTGCTGCTGACGAGCTGCGGATGGAACAACTCGCAAAGAGAGCGGGACGAATCGATAAACAGATCCGTCACATCCTTGCCTGTGTTGACACTGAAAAATGGTGAACAATATTCTTTCGTTGAGGGAGATATAACAGGTAACGGGGATATCTATTATTCAAAGTATAGATACCTTAGGGCGATAGTGATAGGAGGTAGTAAGTGAAAGTTACGGTTGATTGTGGACACGGCGGCGATGACAGCGGAGCGCAGGGAAAGTTCAATGGATATTTTGAAAGTCACGCAGTCCTAGACATAGGCTTAAGGCTACGAGCCTTGCTTGAGAAGCACGTTGAGGTGCAGATGATACGTGAGGACGACACATTCGTGTCCCTTCCAGAGCGTTGCCGTATGGCGAACGAATGGGGTGCTGACATATTCGTGAGCATCCACCTCAACTCAGCCACTTCAGATGCGTCTGGATTTGAGGTGTTTACCAGTGGCTCAACCAAGTCTAAAGATCTAGCTAACAAGGTGGGCTGGAGGCACGCGCAAGCATTTCCAGACCAGACTAACCGTGGGGTTAAGACCAACAGCAGCCTTTACGTGTTACGTAACACTTCAATGCCAGCAATCTTAACCGAGGGGTGCTTCCTCTCTAATGAGGCTGAGAACCAGTGGGTGTCGATACCAGAGACACGGCAGCAGATGGCACAGGCTATCTGTCTTGGCATACTAGACTACTTTAATATTAACCCTAACAAGCCAGCATTGACTCTGGAGGAGCGCGTTGTTAGAATTGAAAAACATTTAGGATTATGACAGAGAAGATCAGATACAAAATTAACTCACCAGTAATGGATCAGATCGTGCGCGGTGTGGTGTTGCTGGTGATACCGTGGAGCATATGGGTTACCCAGAGTATCTACTCAGCATTAGCATTCCAGCAACGTGGAGATCGTTTCAGTGTACAAGATGGACATCGGTTAGAGAAGGTGATCCTTGAAGAAAGCGAGAAGAACAGGGCTTTGCTATTCGCATTTGAACGTCAGTTTAACTCAGACTTTGTGCGGCACAGTGAGTTAAAAACCGTAATTGATGGATTGAGAAAGTAGTTAATCTTTTTTGTTGATCAGCTATTACTTTGTGGTATTATCCATCCATGTCCGAGAAGGAGAAACTACAAGCTGAGATCAAGCGTCAAGACTACTGGACGCGAGATGAGCCGTCTAAGTCTCCGACACGGAGAATTAAGAAGCCGAATGAGATCATGTTGAATGACATCATCATGACCGACTTCGGTGACTACCTAAACACAATAAGAATAGAAGACCACACATGAACCAACACTACAATGAACCACGATACAGAAACAATAAACATAATCGGAGAACGAAACTACAACCAACACTACAATGAAGAGCAATTTAGACATAGAAGTAAGAACAACAATGGAGGTGGACGGCGTTCACCTATTCATCAACGAGGAGCTAGTGCTACTGATCGACAACGATCCAGACGACCTAGTGATGAGAACTCCTCCCTTGAATGGATGTATAGGAGATAGCCGCACGATGTTCAGCGTGGACGATGCTGTCGAAGAAATCTTCGGAGCTAACCCTACACAGAGGCATCTTGGTCTAGTCACCATCATCTCTTTGTGTATCTTCTCAGCCTTTGAGGAGCAGAACAAATTTATCAATAGAATATCACAATGAAAATACAGACAATAATAGAAGAGGCAGCAGCGGAGTTTGGGGTAGATCCCATGGACATCGTAGACCGTAATGGTAAGGTAGGTAGGGACATCAGTTCTGCACGTTACGTGTGTGCGTTCCTGCTCAGAGATTACCTAGCTAAAGACAAGATCGCTGCCCTTCTAGGTAGGCGCAATAGCCAGTATGCCTACGCCGCTATTAAGAGAGTCCAAATAAGGAGTCAAGAGGATCATGACTTCCATCTGAAGGTTCTGAAACTTTCGGATCGCTTTTGTGTTCAATGGAATTAGCACGCTGGAGGATCTTGATTGACTCAAGCAGTGAGCTTTGATTTTTTCCTTTACCCTCCAGAGCAGTAGCCACTGCCCAATCGATACTCTCCTCAGCCATTACCCGTGTGATGGTTGAGGATTTTTTCTGTCCCGTGCGGAGGATACGTGCGTTTGTTTGCTCGTATTGTTCCAGTGAATATGTTAGGGACATCCACACGATGTTAGAGCATGAGTCTTGGATGCGGTCGATTCCGTGAGATAGGCTGGCTGGGTTTGCGATCCAGACTGGGATCTTGCCAGCACACCAGTCGTCCATGCGCTTCTCATCGAATGCCTGTGCCTGTGGAAACGCCTCTAGGAGTGCTTGCATCTCACTTTTATAACGAGTTAAGACCAGCACAGGACGCTCCTTGGATAGAACCTTGGCGAGTGCCTTGTGCTTTGCAGTGTGGACGGCTAATGTCTCGCCATCTTCATCGTATACATGCCCAGCCGTGAACTGCTGAAGCTTGTTGACGAGGACAGCAGCACTCTGAGCATCGACCACGTTGTCCTGTAGCTGGATGACGAGGTGCTTCTCAAGCTCCTTATACTTCTTCATGACACCGTCTGGCAGCTTTACGTTCACGTCCTCTACGATGCAGTCTGGTATATCCAGATGGTCTTCTGACCTAACCGACAGGCATACGTCACTGATGAGCTTCTGGATCTCTTCTGCCGCTCCCTTCTTGGGGGTGAACGTCCAGCCCATGTAGCAGCTATCAAAGAATCGCTCCTTAAATTTGGTTATGAATTTGCCCAGTCGCTCACCACCATCAACTACCTTGAGTTGTGCGTGGAGGTCTATGAGTGAGTTGGGAGACGGAGTGCCTGTTAGACCCCACACTCTGGTGAACTTCGTGCGATGCTTGATGACCGTCTTGGTTCTCTTAGAGCCTCCGTTCTTCAGCAGGGATAGCTCGTCCACGATGAGCGTGTCAACTGGCATGTCCTTACGCATGAGCTTCTCAAGGATACCGCGGCTAACCATCTCTAGGTTGACTGTGTAGATGTCTGCACTGCCATCCTCCCATGCCTTCATGCCCTCCTTGGTGCGTAGGTTGGCTACCTTGAAGTCGTAGCCCCACCTCTTGACTTGGTCGCTCCAGACCATGCTGGCTACCCTCAGTGGTGCTAGGACAAGTGCCCTGCCTCCGACACGGTGCAGTGCCTCCAGCGTGACGGCTGTCTTACCCAAACCCATTCCAGCGAAAAGAGCAGCGTGATCATTGCTGACTAGATGCTCAATCATTGGCTCTTGGTAGTCGTATGGTTTAAAGTTCATTGAATTTTTCCCAGTTGTTGGATGGGTGCTTTTTGTTCCACCTCACCCCAGCTTTGCCGACAACGTCTTCCAGCCTGTGGAATACAAATCGGTCTTGCTCTTGGATAAACATGACCAGCATGTCGAATGCTCCTGTCTGATACTTTGTAAATCTTGGGTTGTCTTCCGTGCATACCCTAACAGATGACTTGGCTGAACCCAGTAAAGCCTTCCATGTCTGCATAAGGTGTGGAGGATTCTTTTGCAGGGTAGCCTTCTTTACTTGGCATGTGATCGGTTTTTCTCCTGCCTTCATTATAATGATGTCAACCTTGGTGTCATGAGAGAATGGTATGAAGACGGTGTAGCCGCGTTTTGCTGCTTCTAACATAAACGCCATCTCTGCTATGTCACCAGTCGAGTTCATAGGTGACTATCTAGTATTTCTTTCCCCTGCTCGACCGAGTCAACCACGTATACACTATGTCCATACTTCTTGATGATGCGTATCTCGTTCTCCTGTAGTCTGGAGAGTCTGCCCTTCGGTGTCTTCATCTCCATAAATATTACCTTCCTGTCTGGGAAGAGAAAGATACGGTCGGGAACTCCCGCCCTGTTAGGTGATGTGAACTTGAACTGCAAAATGCCGACACTTTTGGCGTATCGGCATATTGCTTGTTCAATGGCTGATTCTCTCAAGAGACTAATTTCATTGCTTGTTTAATAGTCTTATCGTAATGCCAAACATTAGATGCTTCCGTATTATCACCAAACCTGTCGTCAATTGCCTTGTATATATCCATTATTTTTATCTTGGGTAACTTGGCTATACTACTATCTAATTCGGTGTGCATTAATGATGGGTGATGCTTTCTGTTGACCGCAATAGAAAATCCGCTGGGCAGTATGCGTAAGCATGGGCTTGATGGATCTCCTTCACAATCTAACTGTTCAAACAGTTCCCACATAGTTCTTGCCTGTAGTATTGTAAAAGTCTTATCTCTCCAATATGCTAATATAGTTGTCATGTCTTGTAGTGTAATGCCCCTCACCCCTGCAACTGCGTCCACATGGTGGAGTAAGGTTGGGGTGAGAGGCTTTAGGGTGAATTACATGTCAAATACGGATGAGGCTACCTCCTCTACATCAAGCTCATCGAAGTCGTTTTTAATATCGACTCCAGATGCAACGAATGGCTCACCTGCTTTGCTGAATTGGATTGCCTTGAGTTCAAAGATAACTCTCTGACCCCAGCTCTGATGATCCATTGCCCATGCGTCCACCACTACGTTAACGTAGCAGCCACTGTAGGGAACGTCCTCGGCATCTTGTTCAGCAACAGGTTGACGCTTACGACCGACTACAACGGGACGATTCTTAGAGGCGGCACTCACAATGATCTGGTCTTGCCAGCCTGTGTACTTGCCTTCTCCTTCATCGTTGTTGCCGTCTTGAAGTGGGAGCTTGTCGATTGGCAGTTCTTTGCCCCTCAACTTCTCCTGCTCCAGTTGACGAATGACCGACTTGATGTTAGCGAGGTTGGCTTTGCCGTCCTCACTTTTAGGATCAAGGATCATCATTGCGGAAAACTTAGGATCACCTTCGAAGCGGGACTCCGCATTGAAGATTGAGTTAAAACTAAGTCGTGCATTTTTAATTACTATTTTCATGGTATTATTTTATTTTGTATTTTGTTTAGTTCTGCTCACCAGAAGATTACTGGTAAGCGAGATTGTTTAGTGGAGATCCTCTAGTTCGTTGAGGACTTCAGTGATGTCATCGACCTCTAGCTTGAGCTTGCCATCGGGCTGCTCGTATAGTTCGTCTGGGACATCTGTTAGTTTCATTGCTTGTGTCGGCGTGATCGGTGTGGTCTTAACAACTTGGTCGAGGTGAAGACCGAGTTTGATCATTTCTTCAACTGGCTCTACGCCTTTGATCCATTGTTTGTTCTGTTTTCTTCCAGTGGTGAGATGAACTCCGTTGATGGTCTCGCCAGCACTGGCACGATCAAACAACACTTTTTCCACGTTGTCGAGAAGTGTTAGAATCTTTTTTTTCTCTGCCATCAATTTGACTAGCTGTTCGTCTGATATTATTTTCATGTTGGTGTCTTCTAACAGGCTCATTATTCCTCCAGTGTATTCTGGGCAATACGGTTTACACCTGCACCAGCGACACGCATCGGTGGATGCTGTTAGATCCGTGTTACTCTTGTCTAGTGCCTTCCTAGCTGCTTCCATGAGGTCGTGGCATAGCTCGTTAGCATCTTGGATGGAGATGTTCCAAGTGTATGGAGTATCATACTGGAAGATTGTTAGGCGTAGCTCCTTGACGGCAGGAGTCACTAGACCCATTGCATACACCAGTAGCTGAAGGTTACCCATCGAATCCACTTTGATGCGTCCAGTCTTGAGGTCTACACACTGGAGGACATCGTCCTTGCGCCATGCGTAGTCAACCGAGCCAGTTTCAGTGCGAGAGTAAAACAAGGGGACGCGCTCCTCAATAAATGTTTCTGCACCCTCTGGGGTGTTGTCCCGACAGTAATCTACGTAAGGTTTTACTTCTGTTGGACATAAGAGCGTCTCACCTGTTAGAACTTTCTCGGCTACTTCATGTAGCCTAGTTCCCTCCGCTGCCGCAGGGGATGATTCTTCAAACTCTGGGATGAGTCCTTTATCTTTAAGCTTCTGCTCTAGATTGAGTGAGCCGCTACAATTCATCCACCTACGGTATCCGCTTGGTGATGCTTTGGCGTGGCTTCTGTCTTCGTGGTTTTCTGTTGTCGTGTTCATTAGTCTGCCATTTGGGTTATGCTTTTTTGGGCGTATTTAGAATACTTCTCAGCATAAACTGAGTCGCCCTTAACTATGGCTGCTCCCCAGCCGCTCTCAAGATTGTCTGGGTCATCTTCCTCTGGTGGATTGTGCATTACTATTACAGTGGTGAATGTTGAATCCTTAAATAAGAATGTTTGACAACCGTATACCGAATCGCCCTCCTTTGCATCTTTGGCTGCTTGCTCCATTTCTGGTATATATTTTTTGACCACAGCCAGTGCTGTCTCATGGTTTAATATCTGCATTATTTTAACGCCTTTATCTTCTGCTTTTTGCCATCTGCCTTCGATGGCGTGTTTCTGTCTGACAAATTTATGATCCTCTGGCAAATCTAATAAAGGTCTGCTTGTGATAATTGTATCTTCACCAACCTTAAATACTCCTGCTCGTTTGTGTTTTCGTTTCATGGTGTCCCTAGCATACTGATAATATTAGTCGAGTCAATAGAAAAAGAATTAAAAATTGACACAAATATCAAACCCGCGTATAAACACCCCTGTTATGAGTAACGAACCAACTAAATCACATCTACTGGACGCGATCCAGTATCTAATCCTGTTAGAGAATCGCCCAGACTACATTATCGCTGCAAAGTGCGGCGTTGCACCGTCCACCATCCTCAACATCCGTCACGGGAATCACTCCCCGTCAGTCCATCTAGCAGAACACATCTATGAAACCCTCTCCCCTTGGTCTTTAAGTGACTTCGAACTGGTATAACGACAATGAACGAAATATCACTACAAGATGTCTGCGAGTTTAAGAACATTGATAAACTAACAGACGACACAAGGAAGAGGATGTTAGAAGTGTCATCCTCTATACAGAAATATCTTAGCACTGCACTGATGGAGAACCTCAACAGCAACCTGTGTGGAGCATCACGCGCACTACAGGACTCTGGCTTTACCATAAAGCAAGCTGCGGAGGTATTATATAAGACCGATGCACACCGAGACATAGTAGGCGGCGAGGTAGAGCGAGCATTAGATCTCATCTACGGGACTGGCTCAGATACTCCTATCAAGAGATCCGACTGGCGTTTATTTGAGACTGACATTGAGGATGTCAAGTCCAACCTTAAGCACAGGAGCATTGAGCCACTGAGCGAGGAGGAATTGATTTCCAAGCTGGGAGATACCCCAGAGATTGATAACGTCTCAGACTTCCTAGCTGAGTTCTTTAAGGGTGTGGACAAGCCTGTCTACATTGGTAACAGATATCAAGGTATGATAGCTCACACCTCTAGCTGGCTAATGATGGCAGACAATATCGTTGAAGAAGGCTACGATCAGTTGATTGCTAATCCTATGCGTAGGACGCTGACAACAGAGGAGCGAGTCGAGAAGGTTAACGGCAAGCTTAAGTATGCCAGTGGTGGCAGGGGCTTAGAGTTCGCTAATGAGACACTTGATGTCATTACATTTGAAGCTGATAAGATGCCCCGCCTTCACCAGCTTGGTGTTATCCGATATCTGGCTAGGCATCTGCCATTGGTTTCAGTGCTATTCAGTGCTGGCAAATCCTACCACGCTACGTTCTCTGCCAAGGGTGTCAAAGATATACACGCTCTGCGTAAGATGTTTGTCGATCTTGGTGGTGATGGCGCGGTGCTTAACCCCGCACACCTTACAAGGCTCGGTGCTGTTCACCGTAGCGACAAGAGCAACGGCTTCCAGCGTGTGCTGTGGATCAATGGTGATGCTAGGCATGAGACCGTAGACCCACAGAAGCTTGCTGAGTTGCTACCAGAGAGTGCTGAGGACAGTGCTGATGCATCTGTGTGGGAACGGATGCAGGAGTGCGCTTTTGATGAGTTGTCACCACCACCACATCAACCACCACTCTTAGGTCTAGACGGGACTGGTATTCTTTGGACGCAGAACATCCACACGCTTGTGGCTCAGTCCAAGGCTGGAAAGACTCAAGCCAAGGCTGCTGCAATGCACACCATGTTCACAGGTGAGAGGACTCTTGGTTTCACTATTGATAAGCCTATCACTGGCAAGATTGCCTATCTTGACTTTGAGCAGGATGCAGAGGACTTTCATAGTGCTATGATGAGGGCAGGTGCGCCCAAGGAGAGGTTGCTGGCATACAGTCTTGCTGGTTTTAGCTCTAAGGACGCACAGATAGCTGCGAGGGTGGTTCTAGAGAAGAATCCAGACATTGTGGCTCTGTTCCTAGACGGCTATGCTGACCTGTCATCAGATGTTAACGATCAAGAGTCTGCGGTGGCATTGGCTGCTGAGTGGATGTCAATGGCTAAGAAGCATGACGTTGCCATCCTTGGTGTGTTACACTTGAACCCCAACAGTGAGACCAAGTCCCGTGGTCACCTTGGCTCTCAGCTTGAGCGTAAGAGCAAGGTTGTGCTACAGATAGATACTGACTCCGAGGGCGTGAGGGAGACCTATACGAGGTTCTCACGTAAGCGTGAGGTGTGTAAGGGTCATGGTGTGCAGTGGAAGTGGTGCGACTTCGAGGAGGGCTTTGTTGAGATATCTGAGAGCAAGTCGGAGCAGAAGCATCGTGAGCGTGTCGAGACAATGAGTCGTATGGCAGCAGATGTGGCTAAGGAGTCAACACTGGCTGAGTGGACGCACGGAGCATTAGTGAGGGACATAGTGAGGGTCTGTGAGGTGACTGATGCTCTGGCTAAGAAGTATATTACCCAGTGGAAGGACAACGAAGTCATCATGAAAACCTCGAACGGATACAAAATGTATGAACCCTTCTAAAAAGAGCAAAATACACCTTAACACCATGAAGACAAATGACTTATAGTGGTTACAAAAAAAAGTGTAACCTAGCTGTTTTTCTAACAGAAATGTTTTGGAAAAGGTTACAGAGGTTACAAAACTATTTTCAAAAGTGTAACCATGCTCAAACCTATATAGAATCAAGGCTTGCGCCATACGAGGTTACAAGGTTACATTTAGATACAAGTTACCGTAACCGAATCCAGCAGAGGTGGTTACAAGGTTACGCTCCTATATATAGGAAGCGTGACCTGTAACCTCATCCAAAAAAAATAACTTATGAATAAAACAGAAGCATATAAAAAAGGACTACAGAGTGGTCTGGAGGACTGGTGTATCACAGGTGCGCCACACCGCACACGGGAGTGTCCACTCAAGGATGAGAACCATCGACTGCAGTGGCAGCTTGGCAGGTGTCACGGGCTGATGGAGGCAGACCAGATAATTCACCCAGAAAAAGAAATTGAAGATAATTGAAAACAGTTGTTGACTGTGCCTCAATAGTGACTATTATGAGGGCGACATGAAAACACTACTACAAATACTCGCAGACCTAATCGGAGCATTGCTCCTCATCGGGGGCTTCTTTGCCCTCTACTATGTAATCGTCCCAACCTACTAACACCATGAACCTACAAACAATTATATTTGACGAGCAAGACCGTATCATCCAGATCAATGGCTACTGCATACGTGGACAGCAAGGCATGAAGGGCTACTACGGAGAGTGCACTCCAGATGATCCAGATGAGGTAGAGATCCAGTCAGCATTCCTTGGAGACGAGGAGATCGAACTAACAGAAGAACAGACCGAGGAGGCACTACAGGCACTTTGGGAAGAATCAAGAATATCATGAAAAATAAAAAACAAACGACAACGATATTGGCGGCACTAGCATACTTGTTAGACCGCCAGAACCTAACACAAGACCAGATGAAAGATCTGGTTATTAAAACAATGAACGAGATAGAGCAATAACATGTGGATACTAATCATCATATCAATTATATGTATCATACCCATCAGCGCATTTGTTGTGGGCATGATGATAGCTAAAGACGTGCTTGAAGATATAGATAAAAACGAACACTAAAATGGATACAAAAAAATACCTAAAACTAGGACTAAAGACATTACGAGAAGTTTACGCACTGGAACGGCTAGTGGAGGAGGATCTAACAATCTCCCAGATAGCCTTCGAGAATCTATCAAAGGTTAGCTTGACAGCTATCATCGACAGGTTCGAGGAGCTAGACCTAGCCAAGCGAGTTCCAAGCAAGCTGGACAGGCGGAAGACTGTAATCACCCTAACAGAAAACGGTCGAGATGTCCTTCTACGCTAAGACACCAGCATGGAATAGAGGTCAAGCAGTGGAGGCAGAGTTTGAGGCTCTGCTGAAGCTGCGAGATCCAGAGGCGCGGCGAGCTACTCGACAGGAGCAGTTCGAACATATTGACTTTGTCACGAGCTTCGGCACTTTCGATGTAAAGGCACTGGGGCGAGTCAGCCGTGGTGACACCGACACACAGGACGAACGGAGGTGGCTGGAGCTAAACAACGTGGCTGGTCGAGTTGGCTGGCTGCTGGCTGAGAAGCTGGACTACTTAGCATTTGAGCGAGCGGATGACTTCCTCATTGTCAAGCGTGAGGATCTGAAGGAGTTAGCCAAGAGCCTGTGCCAGTTTGAGTATGTTGACTGCCCACTAGATGCACTCTACAATCTCTACCAACGCAAAGGTCGCAAGGATCTCCTAACAGTTATCCGCACCGATGACATACTGGCACTGGATCACAGGTTGTGGGCAAAATCGTGAAAATGTCGTAAATATGATGCTAAGTTCACGATTGACTTGTTAGGTATAAAAACTATACTGTTAACTGGCATGAGCAACATAAAGAAAGTAATTACACTAATTGAGGCTGACAAGCTGGTGCATAAGGAGGATCAAGATCGAAAGATCATGACTCACCTTGAGCGCATTGGCTTACTGGTGTCTGTAGCATCAAGGGATGATGTCTCCGATAGTGATAAGATCCAAGCCGTCAAGTTAATAAAGGAGCTTGTAGACTCTCGTCATTCTAAGTTCAACAAACCACAAGGCAAGTCCAAGGAGAGCATCAGAAAGATGGTGGGCATAAACTATGCCTCAACTTATATTTACTTAATGCACCACGGAGTAAGCGATGTCTGGAAGATAGGCAGGTCTAGAAAACCTAAAGCTAGAGAGAAGACGCTACAGCACCAAGACCCAATGATAACTCTAAACTGGAAGGTTGAGGCAGTCTCAGCCTTTGAGGCTTGGCTACACGACAAATTTAAGAGCAAGAGGCTTAGAGGTGAGTGGTTTGAGCTAAGTGGGTCTGATGTTAGCTGGATCAAGAATGAATCACTAAACGAATATAATTTACAACATGGGTAGACCGAGCAAAATGACTGAAGCTGTTCAAGCTGAGATACTTACACGCATCTCAACTGGTGAATCACTACGCAAAATATGTAGTGATAAGCACCTTCCAGCAGCACAGAACGTATTTAAATTCATTTACACTAACGATGAATTTCGTGAGCAATACGAGAAGTCACGGCAAGAACAGGCTGAATGGTTAGGTGAGGAGATAGTTGATATTGCTGACAATGACACTGGCGATACACAGCGGGACAGGTTGCGGATTGATGCTCGCAAGTGGGTGATGAGCAAGATACTACCCAAGAAATACAGCGATAAGATCGATGTGGACATGAAGCAGGAAGTAAACACACGAATCATCATTGGCGGCGATGCAGAGTAAGACACTCGACATTGAGATCAGACCTCGCGCTCCGTTCCGTGAGTTCCTCCAGTGCAAGCGGAGGTGGATGACTATCGTTGCCCACAGGCGAGCAGGGAAGACGGTGGCGGTGATCCAGAAGCTGATACTGGAGGCTATGACCCACAAGCGTAAGGGCATGGACACAGCACCATTAAGGTATAGTTATATTTGTCCGACACTCTCCCAAGCGAAATCCGTAAGCTGGAGCTACCTAGTGTCCTTCACTGCTAACATACCTAACATTGTGGTCAACCACAGTGAACTCAAGATCACATTTCCTAACAGGTCTGAGATCCGACTATTCTCTGGTGAGAACTACGAGCGTATGCGTGGACTCTACTTCGATGGCGTGGTCAGCGATGAGGACGATGACATACCGCAGTCAGCGTTCACCTATGTCATCCTGCCATGTCTGTTAGATTACAAGGGCTGGCATATCCGCATGGGAACGCCCAAGGGTCGCAGCAACCTCTACAAGAGCCTACAGGCTGCCAAGGAGAAGCCACAGGACAGCTATGGGCTAGTCCTCAAGGCTTCCGAGACAGGCATAGTGTCCGATGATGACTTGGGTGAGATACGAGCCAAGATTGGCGAGGACGCATACTCACAGGAGATGGAGTGTAACTTCGATGTCCCAAGGGCTGGAGCTATCTACTCCAAGGAGATCAACGAGGCGAGAGATCAAGGACGCATCTTAGACTTTGGCAACGATGGCAGTCAGCTAGTCCACACGACATGGGATCTGGGATCTCCAGAGAACACTGTGTGCATCTACTGGGCGAGGGATCAACACAATCTAACATACAAGGTCATCGACTGTGACTTTAATCTCAACATGACAACAGCAGAGCGCGTGGCTCACATGTTAGACAAGGGCTACAATTATGGTCAACACTTCCTGCCACATGACGGTCGCACACGAGGTGCTGACAACATGAGCTTCCAAGCCAAACTATTTGACGCAGGACTCAAGAACGTGGTCGTGCTACCTAATGCTGGCTTTGGGGCTGAGGAGAAGCGCATACGCTCCATGAAGGATATGTTTAGCTCTATATTCTTCCATAAGCGAGTGGATGTTGAAGACGGGCTGATTGATGCACTGGAGAACTACCACAACCGCGAGGACAAAAAAGATGGTAGGGTAACTAACGTGGTCGTCCATGACTGGTGTTCACACTTCGCTGATGCCTTTGGCTATTGGGGTGAAGCACTCAAGAATGGACTGGTCATGGGCAGCATGACTCCCAAGGCACTAGGACGAGCCAAGGCAAGCTTTGGCAAGTCTCTCTAGGTGCTTGACACGTTGTTAGATTTCCGTTAGTATGACTCCCATCATGGGATCGAAACCTAAAGCACCTGAAGCACCTAAGCCAGTAGCTCCACAAGCACAACTCGTAGACCTAGAGACAGACTCCGAGGGTGGAGCATCTAACTTTGAGAAGGAACTCAAGAAGAAGCGCAAAGCCGCACAGACACAATTCGCTGGTGAGACTGGTGGATACGGCGGCAACACTAACTTAGGTTAATGACAGGCGACTACGTCATCAGTAGGCGTGACGCTCTACGCCAGTATCGGACACCACACGAGCAGCTGTGGGATGAGATAGCAGAGCTGTCTATGCCTCGTAAGATCACTGACAGCAGTCACGGGAGCTTCCCAAGCCTAATTAACTCAGCAGAGCTTCACGACAGCACACTGAGGATCTCATGCCTACAACTGGCAAATGGATTCTGCTCACTAGTCACTCCACGCGAGGAAGTCTGGCACAACCTCACACCACCCAAGGGACTGGAGGACAATGACGCAGCTATCAAGTTCTACCGCGAATGCTCAGAGGAGATCACGTATCGGTTAGATCAATCTAACTTCTACACGTCCATCCAAGAGACATATCTTGAGCGTGCAGCATTCGGCACAGCTTGTGACTTCAGCGAGTGGGACGAGGACTACGACCAATTAAACTTCCGCAACCTCAATGTGGGTAGCTACTACATCGGCAACGATCACCGTGGCAGGTGTAACGAGGTGGTCTACGAGTCAAGCTACACAGCAGCAGCAGCAGCTACCGAATTTGGCATTGAGAATCTAAGCGAGAAGCTACAGAAGGAGGTCAAAGACCCCAAGAAGAACGATCTGCACACGTTTATCATCATGGTCGAGAAGACCAAGCCATGGGACGAGGATCAAGACTTCCCGTTCTACATGTGCTGTATCGAAGAAGACAGCAAGAAGACTGTCTCCAAGCAGGGCTACTATGAAATGCCAGCCCATGTTACCCGCTACCTCAAGTGGGGCACGAGTCCATACGGTTTTGCACCTACGTGGATAGCATTGCCAGAGGCACACAAGCTCTCACTGCTCCAGAAGCAGATGGATGTCCTAGCTGAGAAGGCTGCTAACCCACCTATACTCGCTCCTGCGAGTCTTGAAGGTGAGATTGGCGTTGGCGCACTGGATATCACCTACGTTAACGACATCGACCCTAATCGCTCACCACGAGAGTGGGCGACATCTGGACGCTATGACATTGGACAGGACCGTATCGCTGAGAAGAAGAAGACCATCCAAGAGATCATGCATGGTGACCTGTTCAGACTGTTCGCTCAGATTGAGAGACAGATGACAGCAACCGAGGCAACTCTGCGCGAGGCTGAGAAGGTGATGCAGTTCTCCCCAACATTCTCTGCACTAACAAGCGAGTATCTCGACCCTAAGCTCATGCGTATCTTTGGCATCCTCTGGAGACAGGGCAAGATGCCACAACCACCAGAGGAGTTGACCATGCTGTTAGGTGAGGGATCAGTTCCACTGCCACAGGTGGCATACAACAACAGGATCTCACTAGCCATCAAGGCTAAGACTAACATGAACTACGCCGAATACATGGCGATTCAGACACCCCTAGCAGAAATGAATCCAGCTATCCTAGATAACATGGACTCAGACAAGCAGTTCCGTCAAGGATGGCGTAATGCTGGACTACCAGAGGACGGTCTCAAGCGTGAGATCGATGTAGAAGAAACACGACAAGCCCGTGCAGAAGCTCAACAGCAGCAGATGCAGATGGAGCAAGCCGCTCAAAAAGCAGCCATAGCCAAGGACGCTTCGGCAGCCAACGGTGGGCAGCTACCAGAGGCTATGGCTCAAGGGATGTAGATTTATGAGACAACTAAACGCACAGACAGCCAAGGCGTGTGAGAAGGCTCTCAACACGCCAGAGGGCAAAATCCTAACTGAGTATCTAACACAGTCTGTTGGACTCATTGAGAGGACATTCATACCAGACTCTAACGGAGTGGTAGACCCATATCGTGCTGCCATCAAGGACGGTGAGCGAGCAGTGGTATCGTTGCTAGTTAAATTACAAAAAGGACAAACACATGAGCGACAAGATTAGTTTAAGGGGCGGCAAGGCATACCGAGGTAACAAGCTGTTGGCTTGGTATGATGGCGATGAACTCAAGTTTAAGCACTGGAAGTTCAAGAAGCACAAGGCTGAAATCGAAGACCTCAAGCTGACCGCTGACGCACTTGCGGAGAATAACTCTCTAACCACCGCAGATGATCCATTGAATAGTTCATATGACCCTAATGTTGGTTCATATGACCCTAATGTTGGTTCAGAACCACAATACCCACAGGAGCTAATCAAGATGGGTAAGAACGGTGCATGGTTCGGTGAGGAGCATCCATACGTTGTCGAGTGGCGCAAGGAGAACTGGAGTAAAGAATCTTTCGATAAGAAGTATGCCCATCAATATGAGCTACTTTGTAATAACTACGATGCCGAGGGCATGAAGTATCAACCATAACAAAACCATGAGTGAAGAAACCGCAACATACGATAGTGGCGCAGCCCCAGCAACGGAGGCAGCCCCAGCACCAACCACAGAGGCAGCACCCGCAACGGAGGCAGCCCCTGCATCATCCACACCAGACATATTCTCTGGTCAAGCTCAAGCAGCTCCGTCTGGAGGGCTTATTAGCCAGTTATATGACTCACAGGGTGAGCTTACAGGAGACTGGAATCAAACACTTACCGATAGCGAGATGGGCGACTACGCTGGTCTTATTGGTAAATACAAGTCGTTTGATGGGCTTATCAAAGGGTTCAAGAACGCTGAAGGTCTGTTAGGAAAGAAAGCTCTAACTCCAGATGCTGCCATAGTTCCAAATGAAGGATCTAGCCCAGAAGAAATAGCAGCGTATCGCCAAGCCATCGGTGTGCCAGAGTCAGCCACAGCATACGACCTCCAGCCAGAGAACCTGCCAGAAGGCATGGGATGGGACGAGGGACTAGCTGAGAACTGGCAGAATGCCTTCCATGAGGCTGGCATCTCCCAAGAGCAAGCACAGAAGCTTTCACAAGCGTATACCGACATCACTAACAATCAACTAACACAAGCCAACCAGACACTCCAGCTACAGTCTGAGAGCGAGATGGAGATGCAACGTGCCGAGCTACAGAAGCAGTGGGGCGACAAGTATGATACTAATCTACAGAATGCTGTTAACATGGCATCTACTATGGGCTTTGACCTTGAGAGTCAGCAGGACATGGCGGCTATCCGCAATCCTAAAGTCCTCAACATGATCTTAGCCAAGCACGACTCTCTGAAGGAGGGCAGTCTGCCAAGAGGTGGACA